CGTGTAATTTGTAAAGACCGACCCGGCGTCAAGCCGAAGCGCAAAATACACATAGTTTCGCGCCGCGTTGACGACGCCTGACGACGATCGTCCAGCGTCGGGGAACGCCAGCACGCCGAAAGCGTTGGCGTATGACGCCTCTGCCATCCACAGGGAGTTTTCCCCGACGCGCGCGGCCGTACCGGACACATAGTACATGGACAGGATATGCGCGGCGTTGATCTGTTCCGGTGGTACGGCGAAAAAGAAGTTCGTGTTGTTCGTCGTACACGTACCGTTTAAGGTGACGGTTTGATTGGCCGAATCGTAGGATACTGTTACACCATTTGAAGTGACTCCAGTTATGGTTGGGTCGGCCAGGTTTTTCCCACGCCTCCGCACGGCAATGCTGCTCTTGCCGCTGATTGGACGGATGTTGCTCGGCGACGGCGTGCCGCTCCCGGCCTGAATCGCGACGGTCCTGACGGTCACGCCCAGCGTATGGTCGTCCGACAGGTCGGGGATGGCCACCGCCGCGCCGGACTTGGACGCCGTGTACCGGCGATCCGTCTGCGTACCGTTGCCCGCCCAGGCCAAGAGCTCGTTAGGCGTCACCGAGGTGTTACGCCACAGCAGACCCGGTACTGGATTGACCGGCGGCGACGCCTGCGCCACGATGTCGTTCAGGTCTTTGATCGAGTATTGCGCCCGTGCAATCGCCATCTTAGCTCACCTCGCAAGTCCAAGTAGTCTGCTGGTCGACATCGTCTCCGTCGACGTAGATCACCTTCCCGGTTGCAAACGCCGTGCCGCCGTCCATCGGGTTGCCGTCCTTGTCCCGCCGGTACCAGGTGTAGCTCTTGGCGTGCGCATAGGTCGGGTTGGCGGTCACGTCCTGCCACAGCGAACCGTTCCAGCGCATCAGCGCCACCTGTGGCGTGCTCGGGTTGATCTTGTAGTAGTAGGCGCCCATCGTGGGCGAGGACGGCGCGGTCTGGGAGATCACAGATGATTTCAGCGCGTCGGTTTCCGTCCCGGCCTGCCAGAGCTTGCAGACAAGGATGGATGAGCCGACGCCGTTCCGAAACGTGTCGCCGCCGCTACTCTCAATGGTCGCCTGGTAGTTGTCGGTCTTGTCGGTCAGCGTGATGGTGCCGGAGTAGGTCTTGCCGCCATAGGTCATATCGCACCGGTACGCCTGCAAGCCCACCACGTCCGCCCCCGTCACGGTGAGCGTGGAACCTATCTGTCCGGAGATCGCCGTCCATGACCCGGCAGCGTACTTGTACCAAGCGTAGATCGCGCCGCTTGTGATCTGGTTGGCCCCGTCGTAGCCGATTGCGGAGAGGACAAGTGATCCTGTCTGATTCACGAAAGTTGTGCCGCTTAGCCCATAAACCCCGAACACCACGGCGTTTCCGCCGGTCGCGCCCTGCTGGGCAACAGAGAACGTCTGAATTACCGTGAGTGTGAACTGCGTGCCATTAAGACGCTTACCGTAGATGGTATACGGGATGCTTGCCCTGTTCCCAGCAATCGCCGTTACATCACTATAAGTCGCATAATGCGGGGCTGCAGACCCCGTTTGTGTTGCGATGCCCGGGGTGATCCCACTCGGCGATCGGCCCGCTTTCCATGCGCCGGCCGTCACGCCGGTGAAATCGGTGCCGATGCCCAAATAATCCAACTCCGTCGCGCCCTCGAACAGGCGCAGCGTGGTGCCGCTGCCTGTATAGTCGATTGCGCCGCCGGTCGTCTTGGGCAGCGTGTGGGCCGCGTTGCTCAGGATGGCGGTCAAGCCGTTAAGGCCGTCGGTGACCTTGTACAGGTTGTAGGTGTCGCTGATGGTAGGATCATTTGTCAGCATGCGGAGCGTGCAGATGTTGTTGACCCAGACAGCATGGCCGGGCTTGACCACCAGCGCCGTCGCGGTGATCGTGGTGTTGCCGTCTCCGACAGGGTAATCCTGCCACGCGCCGGTGCTGTCCTGGTACTGCCAGCGGTCCATCAGGACGTTCTGCAGGTTTGCGGTCACCACGATGGACGCGGGGTCCGGCGTCAGGGACCCTGCCGCGTACCGGAACACCTGCCCGCCCGTGATCCAGGCGTTGCGCACGTACTGCTGCGCGACCGCCGCGACAGTCTCGTTTTTGATGAGATCAATGTCGGTTCCCACGCTGTCATCGAGAGCATATGAACTCAACGTTCCCGGCGCCACCAGCGTGCCGGGGATCCCGCTGGGCAGCTGCCAGGAGGGGAGGCGCTTGCCGACGTTCTGCGGCTGGACGTTGCCCAGCGTGATCTTCGACGCCCGGTTATTAAGGCAGTCCCAGACATACTCAGTGACCTCGGTCTGCAGGTCAATGCCGATCTTCGGATGCCGCACCCGCACGGTATCATAGAGAAACATGTTGTCCAGCTGCCGATACTGCGCATACTCCTCCGTGTCACCGATTTGAACGAAATCAACCGTCAGCGTAACTTTAGGGTAATTGGTCTGCTCGTCCTCGAACTTGTTGAGCACGGCGTCGATCATCTTTTCACGGGCATCCTTGACGCTCGCGGAGGATGTACTTCCGGCCTTGACACCGGTGTCCAGTGTCTCAATATGAGGTGTCGGGTAATCACCGATATTCGGAGCGTCGATCCATGTTTGCCCGGACGGAATGACGATCGTACCGTGATCAGTGGTGTAGGTGCCCGCTGCCAGTGTCAGCACTTTGCCTTTGCTAGTCTGGCCCAGCGGGATGTATCGTGTCACCAGGTCGGAGTAGTCCAACTCCAGCTCAACGCCTTTAAGGTTTTTACCGTACTCGACGCGAACGCCCCTGTCGAGACCCGCCCTCGCCAGTACGCAGAACTCTCCGTTATCACGCACGATCTCCGCGCCCCACAGCTTGACGAGGCCGGTATCGGGATTGAGTAGCGCATCCACGAAGGGCACGCGATCCCACTTGACGCCCACGCGGGTGCCGGAAATGTTGGTGCTGCCCTCCAGGTCGTTATCGGCCACGCAGCCGCTGATCAGCCCGGCAAGCGCCTGAACGCAAGTCGGGTTGTCGGCGGAATAGGACGTGATGTTTTTCGCGTGGTTGTAAAACCAGTGCTTCGCCAGCACGGTGACGCTCGTGTCGGATTTTTCAACCTTGTAAATTCGGAACAACTGAGGCCGGAACGTCCATGCGGGCATGGCCTGCTCGATGCCGGCGGCAGTCGCGGGCACGGTCACGTCCACCTTGTTCTCCAGCGCGGAGATGGCGATCCAGCCGGTGCGCTTGCCAGTCTTGCACTTGTAGCGGCTGCTGCCCTTCCGCGTAACAATTACCGACTGCCCGGGTTTCAGCCGGGTCAGCACCTTGCCGCCGGTTGACTTGCTGAACAGCCTGCGCTCGTTTTTGGATGCGCCGTTGTAGATATTCCAGCGCTCAAGTGACGTGACTAATACACCGTCCACGATTTCCGGGAGCGTGCGCACGGGGACCTCAGCGGAGATAATGTAGTCCTGCTGGAGATATGACCACTTGCCCATCTCGTCGATCGGATGCACAAGTTCGATTTCGCTCATGCCGTTGGCAAGCTCGGAGTGTACGCAGGACGTGGGCGTGAGGCTCCCAGCCTCGCCGATGTTGTCAAAATCCTCGCAATTCGGGGTGTAGACGAATACGTCCGCCATCAGACATACCTCCAGTTGGCGGCGTCCAGTGTCAACGCCGACACCGCACCGGTCCAGCTCACCGCGTTGCTGCCCGGCTGAATCAGCAGCGGCCAGTCACCGGACACCAGCGGGCAGAGATTGACTTTGCTGCCGTCAGTCAATTCGCGAAACGCCACACGCGCCTCCATGTCCAGGGTGATGGACCCGCCTGTTAGGCCCGTGATGACCAGCGTTTGCGTGCCAATGGCCAGAGTGATGTCGCCGGAGCCGACGATCGTGATAACCGGCTCCGCGTAGCGAGTGCCGGGGTTGGTGATAATTCTGCCGTTGGTCAGCGCGACGGAGGGAATGGGGTAGACATACGCGCACGGATGGCATGTGAACGTTACCTCAATGGTCTGCCGCGTCTCGCATCCGCCGATGTGCGCGTAGGGGTACGCTGCCAGCGCGCGGGCCTTGTACGCGCGGGTTGGGGCATCAGAAAACCGCAACCATCCGCGTCCGGTCAGCCACGCGCTGATGGAGGCAGGTGTAACCGTCGAAAGCAGCTGTGCCCGCACGGAAATCTCTATATCGTCGTAGGCATCTTCTGGAAGCCACAATGTCCCGTCCCTGCCGGGGATTGGCGGTTCATCCGGGACGCGCAGGGCTGCGCGTGGACGGTCGGGGAGCGCCAGCAACTTCAGGCCCTTTGCGGTGCTGGACACACCCGCGAACTCGAACCATAAACCATTCTTCCGCGCCATACGTCAACCTCCATACCCCGCCCGAATACGGGCTTGCCTGCGGGCTTCCGCCGCTGCGTTGGGTTCCACTGTCGCGCGGGCCAGCTCCTTATCATTCAGCCGCAGGACCGTCGGATGCGCAGCCAATGCAGACGCCAAGCGATTGTAGTCGATACTCAAGCCGCCGATGGGCCCGGCAGCAGCCCCCGCGAGCGCTGGAATGCGGACAGGCGAATACATCAGGCCGCGTGTAGCCATCGCCGCCATACCGCGTGAAGCGCGAGATACGGAACGCTCCATACTCTCAATACCATCCGCAAAGCCCTCCGTAAAATAGCCGCCAAACTGGAACGCGACCTTCGATGGCGAGGAGATGCCCAGCGCGTTTTTGATGGCGTCCATCGCAGCCTTCGCTGCCGCTCGCGCCGCCGCCGTGATCAGGTACGTGCTGTCTTTGATGCCATTGGCCATGCCTTCGGCGAACCAGCCACCGATCTTGTACGTTTCTCTTGAAGGACTGCCGGAGTCAAGCGTCGTGTTGAGTCCGTCCAACCCGGCGCCACCCAGATTTCCGCCGGCAGTCTTTGCCGGATCGGTATTACTGGCAATACCGTTCGCATACCCGATGGCCGTATTCGTACCCGCCTCAGTCGCCTTGTCAACAAGCCCCTGTAGCGCTTCCACGGCAGGATCAAGGCTTGTGCTCCAATCGGCGTTGAAGATGTCGTCCAGCGCGTCAGTCAGACCGGTCACACCGTCCCCCTGCATCCCAATACCGTTAATTACCTGGAGCAAGTTGGCAAGAGATTGCATCTGTGCGGTCTGGCTCTCCGACGGAGTTCCGCCACTATCCAGCAGCGCTTTATATTGCTCGACAAACGTTTTGATCGAATCAAGGTCAGCGGTACCCAAAAACGTTTCAATACGCGAGATCGTGTCAAGCATAGCATCCCCGTTGCCTGCCCCGCCGCCGGAGAACTGCAGCTCCTTGAGCGCCTCGTAGGCCTTAACGATGTTGTTGATCTGATCGGTATCAGACGCGCCGATTCCGAGAATGCCTGGCTTCTCTTCGAGATTTGAACTTGAAAGCGCAAACGTTTTCGGGTTGAACGTGATCTTAGCGGTTACTTCAATCTCCGGTTTTTCAGCGGGCGGCGTATACCCCACGAACTTAGCAATGGACTCCAGCGTCGGGATCTCATTTTTGTCCGCGGGCGTGTAGCCAACGAATTGAGCCAATGCAGATAGCGCAGGCTGCGTCGCAGGCGGAGTGTACTTGACAAAAGCAGCCAGCGCGTCGAGAGTGATATCCTCTCCCGCCGGTGGCGTGTAGCCCACGAACTTGGCGATGGATTCCAACGATGGGATCTCGTTTTTGTCTTTGGGCTCATAGCCAACAAATTGAGCCAATGCGGAGAGCGTGGGTGGCGCGGCCGGAGGGGTGTACTTGACAAAGTTGGCCAATGCGTCAAGGGTGATGTCTTCGCCTGCCGGAGGTGTATAGCCCACAAACTTCGCCAGCGCGTCTAGGTTAATCTCCTCACCTTCTGGCGGCGTGTAGCCTACAAACTTCGCGATGCTTTCAAGAGAGGGCGCCGCGTCCGGCGGAATGAACCCCGTGAACTTGGCCAGCGCCTCAAGCGTCAGATCTGCCGGAACCTCGACATTCTCCTGAGCGATGCTGACCTTGGGTGTCAAATCGAGGTCGGAAGACACTCGCCCCAGCTCTTCCTCTGCGCCGCTCAAAATCTCTTTTAGTCCGGCGAGCTTGTCGGCATCCGGGCCTGTCAGGCTGTTCAAAAACTCCACCGCGGAACTGAAATCCTCGATACTCGTTGTCGCGGTATCGAGCTGATCAGTGGAGAAGATTGTAGTAGGATCAACATTCAAGCCCTTAAGTGTCTGCGCTTGGTTATCAACATCTTTTATCGCGGCCAGGAACGATGTAAGTGAGGCTTCGTCCATTTCGCCAACCTGCTTGTTGATGTTCGCGAGCGCATCGTTTTTTTCAGCCTCAGTGGTGGCGCTGGTGTAATCGTCAATGTAACTACTCAGTGTCTCCCACTGTTCCGCCCCCGCTTTGACCTCCGGCGTCTCGAACATACCCGGCGCAAGTTGCTTAATGACGGCGGCATACCGTTCGGCAGCGTCGGCCATCTGCTCCTGATACTGGGCGTTCAACTGCTTCAGCGCCGCGTCGCGTTGGTCCTTGTCGGTGATCTTCTGGATTTCCGCGTACTGCTCCGAGTAGGCGTCGTTGATAGAGTCCACGGTCTCCTTGTTACCCTGCGCGGCGGCCTTCATCGCGTCCGCGTAGGTCGCGGAGGTAGGCTCCATACCCAATGCTTTCAAACGTTCAATTTCAGCCTCAACACCTGACAGGAGCTTGTCATAGCCACCGTCACCCTGCGCGAGCTCGAACCGGAGCTGAATGGTTTGCTCAACATTTTTTCCGAAGCTCGCCTTGGTCTTTTTGCCCGCCTTGCCGCTGTTGATCGTTTTGAGCAGCTTTGCATACTGCGTCTCATACTTGGTGAGTTGCTTACTGCCTTCCTTGGTTCCCGCGAAATCCTCCTTGGTCAGCTTGAAACGCGCAAACGGATCATTGCCGGTATCGAAGACGGTCTTTGCCTGCGTGGATTTCCATTCGTTTGCGATCTTCATCATGTTTGCAGTGGCTTCGCGCGCGGCCTTTGCGCCGCTGGCCCAGTCGTAAAGGGCATGCGCACCATATAGGATCCCCGCGCCGATGGCGATCCACCCAGCGGGACCGATGGCCGACACGAGCAGTTTTCCCGCGCCGCCAGCGGCGGTTGCTGCTTCGGAGAACCCCTGAATGCCGGTGATCACGTTGGAAATCGCTTGGTTCGCCTTGCCCAGAATCTGAAAACCAGGGCCGATGGCGGCGGCGAACACGACGGCGGTTTTCGCAGCATCCTTCTGCGCGTCGGTCATGCCGTCGATTTTCTTGATAAAACCATCAACGGCTTCCATACCACCCTCGAGTGCGGGCACCACGTACTTTTCGCCCAGCGACATGCCCACGTCTTTTGCGCGGTTGCCGAGGACCTTTAGGCGACTTGCCACGGTCTTATACCGCTTTTGTGCTTCATTGGCCAACGCCGTGTTTTCGCTCCAGGCAGTGTTCGCCGTGTTGATCGCCGACGAGAACATGTCACCCGCACCGGCTGCACGCTTCAACGCGTCGGTCATGCGGACATCGTTAATGTCCATGTCGGCCAGCAGCTTGGTGGCGCTGGTGTCACCCTCATTCAAGCCCTTAACGAACGCCATGAGGGCGGTAACAGCATCGGTCTTGAATGTGGTAGCAAACTGCTTGCCCGTCATACCGGCAACCTTGGCGAACTGGCTCAGCTTCTTGCTGTTGGTTTCGACCGCAAGCTGAATCTGCGACATGATGCGGCTGAACGCACTACCGCCGGCCTCAGCCTCAATACCGACGGACGACAGTGCGGCAGAGAAGCCCAGAATATCCGCTTCGCTCATGCCGACCTGTTTGCCGGCTGCGGCAAGACGCATAGCCATCGACACGATGTCCGATTCGGTCGTCGCATAGTTATTGCCCAGATCGACGATCGACGAGCCGAGCCGGTCAAAATTGTCCTGGCTCATGCCCGTGATGTTTGCAAATCGCGCGAGCTGTGTAGCGCCCTCGTCACCCAGATTGGTGGACTCCTTCAGGTCAGCCATCACACGCGTAAAACCGAGGACGTTGGGAGTTTGGATGCCCAGCTGCCCGGCGGCCTCCGCCAGCGCAGAAAGTTCCGTCGTGCCGGTTGGAATCTCCTTCGCCATATCGCGAATACCCTGCCGGATTGTGGCCAGCTCTTCGTCCGTGCCGTCCACGGTCTTTTCGACGCCTGCGAAAGCGCTCTCAAAATCGACCGCGAATTTCCCGATCGCCACAGTTCCGGCGACAAGCGGAAGGGTCAGGCTCGTAGTCAGGGTCTTACCCAGTTTGAGCTGCCACTCGCTTGCGGCCTCCGCGCTCATTGCCATGCGATTTAGCAGGCTGGTCTGCTTCCTGATCTGAGCGTTGGCCGTCGCCAGTTCGCCCTCAAGCGCCTTCTGATTGACGACTGCAGCCTCATACTGCCGGTTGGCATCCGCGAGCGCGGTTTCTTCCGTCTGCACGGCCTGTTCATAGGTCTTGTGCTCTTTGGTGAGTGCCGCAAGCGCTGCCTTGGATTGCTTGACCTGCTCGGAGTGGAACTCGACGGCCTTCGCCGCGTCTTTAGCGTCCTCGCTCTCCTTGCCGAAGGAATCCGCTGCGACCTTCGCTGCTTCCTTCGCCTCTGCGAGGGTCTTGGAAAGCGCGGCGTGCTTGGCCTTCGCATCGTCAACGATTTTCGCGTGGGCCGCCATACCTGCCTTCGCGGAAGAAAGTGCGGATTCACTCGCGCTGATCGCCGCGCGAAACTTTTCGATGTTTTGCGTGTTGGATGAAAGCGCGCTTTGGATACTTCCGGCAGAGGCTTTGAGGCCGGAAAGGGCCTTGCCGTAGCTGCCAACGGTGCCCAGCGACGTGGTGAGGGCGTTATCCATGCGCTTAAGGCTTTCCTTGGATGCGTCAAGTGCCTTTGTGTAATCGCCGCTATCGAGCTTCAGCTCCGCGTACAGCTCGCCAACTTTGAGCGCCATGACAACACACCTCCTTTTTGGATATAGAAAAGCGCCCGCTTTTGCGGACGCTGAAGCGTTTTTACGAGAGATCAGAATTTGAAAATGATTGCCCTTCGCTCGTTGTTCTCGCCGATGATCGTCTGGACTGTATAATCCTTGACAGTATAGTCGTTTTTAGCGCCAACCGAAGTCTCGCCTTTGGAAACCCCGCTTAGCACCGCCTGCATAGCGAGCTCGTGCCGGTCGTACTCAGATAACTCCGGAGCCAGCGCCATCAAGCAGCGATCCAGGACAGCCAGGTATGTTTCCCAACCCGGCGAAGGCGTAGGCTCCAAAACGACCTGTGCAAGTGATATTTTACCACCCGCTATCGAAAGCACAATAACCGCTTCATCCGGAATCCTAAAATAGCTAAAACCGGTATCCGGATCAGATTGCAACGCGGCTGCGTCAAGCGGCGACAACCCGGATATACCCCCGTTGTATCGCGCAATGAAATCCTTGATCGGAACGCCCAACGGAATTATCTGCACAGTATTCGCCCCCGCGCCCGCAGTCATGCCCAGCACGACGACCAACGTCAGCACCGCCGCCAGCCACTTTTTCATGAGATCCGCCTCCATTTACCATATGATAACAATTATAATATCACACCGCAAACGGAGGCGCAAGCATCCTCACTCCAGCCTACCCATGCTCGCGATTCGCTGCCAGAAGCCCTGCGCAGCCGCGCTGGGGCGTCCAGTTTCTTCCTCGTCTGCCAACCGCTGCTTTTTCGCTTCCTCGTCCCAGTGCGTCGCCACGGCTCCCCATGGGGACAGGCCGTGCAACAGCACCTGGAATTCACGCCAGGTCATGCCGGGTAGATCATCAGACAAGCTGATGCCATAATCCCGCCGAAAATCGGCCTCAACGTAGGCCCACATCGGCAGGATGCTTACACGTTTGGGCTGCCACCCGCCGAATCCTCGGTCACTTCCTCGGGCTCATCGTCCGGGTCCTCACCGTTGATCAGTTTGAACGTGGCAGTAGTGATCTCAAAAAGTCGGTCGATTGTGAAATCCGCGTGAGCCGCCCACTCGTCCAGCACGGTGTCGCCGAACATCACCCGCGAAATTTTGATCATTACCTTGCTGGGCACGCCATCCGCGTCCTCAAGACGGGACATCTCCAGCGGAACGATGGCCGGAATGCGGGCGGGAATAGTGTAATCCTTGCTGAAAACGTGCAGGGTGACGGTGTCATGCCGCATCTCAGAAAACTGCCGGTCGAAATCGAAGAACTTGCCGCTCTTGCCCTTACCCTTGCTCATGTTGCCCTCCCTCAAAAATGGGCGGGGCGCGCCGTTGTAGACGTGCCCCGTTGGCCAAAATAGATCAGCCGCTGGTCGTCACGGTTACGGTGACGGTCGCGGTCAAGCTGTTGTTCATGGAACGAACAGTGACGGTCGAGGAGCCGACGGCCAACGCCTGAAGCTCAAAGGTCAGGCCGTCCACCGATAGCACCTTGACCTTTGATGCATCGGAACTGGACACCGCGAACTTCTGGTTACTCGCGGTCGCGGGAGTGAAGGCGACGGTCAGCTCCTTAGTGTCGTTGGTATCCATCGACAAGGTAGTGACGGCGGTCGCACCGTCCTTAACCGCGACGGCGGTCGCCTGAACATACGTCTGCGGAATCGGCTCGCCGACGACCTCCATGTCATAGGACACGGTCTCGCTGGTGTCGTCCGCACTGTCGCCTGCGCTGGTGACAACCGCATCGAGCAGCGTCGCGTTACCCACGGCGTCCACCAGTTTCAGCCGCGCGTCGGCGTCGCAGCCGCCCAGCGTCGCATAGTAGTTGAGCTCTGCCTGGCCCGGGTCGGCCGCGCCAGTGATGGAATCGACCACGCGTTTGGCCTCCAGCGTGACAGAACCAGTGCGCTTGGTCACATAGGGCTCGCCCCACAAGTCCTGCGCGCTAGATCCGTCCTCGGTGTCGGCGTCGGTCGTGTATTCCATGCTGTTGAGGCCTTTGATGGGAATCCATGTCGGGAGTTCGTTCGTGCTACCGCGCGAGCGGATACTGATGCTCCAGTCGCGCACGGAAAAGGGGCACCCGTTTTTGCGTGCCATAGGCTTATACCTCCTGCAATTGTCGGTTGGGATCAGCAGGTCCAGACACGCAGATTGAGCGTGTACTCCTGCCGGTTATTCTGGTCAGCCCCGATATGCGCGGGACCGGATTCGACGTGGACGCGGATGATGTAGGCCGCATCCGGAACCCATACGCCGTCATGGTAGTCGTCCAGCAGGTTCGCCAGCACCTGCGCGTCGTCAGCGGCCATGCTCGCGGTCCTGTCGCCGCGCACGCGGATTTGCAGCCGCGCGCCATCCGAATCGCCGAGCGTCCGGAGATCGGCACCGTAAACTGCAATGCACCGGTCGGGGGTCTCAGGCATGAAACCGTGCGTAACGACGGAGGCCGGAAACTGCGGTTCCAGCCACCGGGCAAGCTGCTCAGAGAGGTTCACAGACCTATTCCCTCCTTGACGCCCTGCCGAAGAATGCGCAGCACACGTTGCTGCTCAGTCGGGTCGTTGATGGGATCCTCCAGGTACTTCTTCTTGCGCCCCCGCTGGAAATTAGCGTCGTTCTCATGCCACCGTACCGCATAAGGCGTGTCGTAGCTGATGGTAACGGCCTGATCGTCCGCCTGCGTCGCAGAGGAGCGGATTAATTCGCCGGTATCCAGCGGCGCCTGCCGGATGCTCACGCCACGGATGTCCTCTCCGGCTTGGTACAGCGCCGTGGGAGAGGCCCGCGCCAATGCACGCTTGATCTCATCACCATGCCAGCTCATGTGCACTTGCATGCTCACAGGATCATCACCTCCACGTAAGTCTCCGAAAACCCAAATCGTGGCTCAACGGACAGCGCCGTGAACACGAGACCGTCGTAGGTGATTTCACTCTCCGGCAAAAATCGCGTGCCGCGCGGGAAGAAAATCGTGCCGGTAGCAATAACTTCCTGCACCGCACCGCCTTGCGACGTGACCTTTTTCCGGCCGAGCTCAACCCGGCAGCGGTATGTGACAGGAGCACCATACTCCGGGCCGTCGATGCCCTGTTTAAGCCACGGACGGACCGTGCAGGCATGAATGAACGCAAAATCCGGCGTCAGCACGTGCGCACCCCCCGGAACAGTAGGCCGGCGTTAAACAGCAGTGCGTAGGCGTTATTCGCGACTCCGATAGGCAGCGGTGCATGCCTCGGTACGCCCGAAAGCTGCATCGAAAAATTGCCGACGGTGAAGCCAGAAACGCTCGGCGGCGCGGACAGAATCGCCTGCGCCGCCTCGGTCTGTTCGTGGTCATACTGTTCGTAGGTCGCGTGTTCCAGCGCCTCCGCCTCGTCTTGCGTATCTACAATGCGAGGCACGATGTACGCGAGCAGCCGGGCCTCCACGCCATCCAGCGCGCGCTGCGTCGGCAACTTATCCGGAGTCGTAACGCCGGTGTAGGTGCTATAACCATCAACGGTCGCGTACATCGTTCTCACCTCCCGTTATTCCGCGTTGACGAGAACCGCGTTGGAGATCACCGTGCCGAAGGCCGTTCCAGAGGCCGTCACAACGCAACGGATGTACTTTCCGACGTTGCCCTCGACAGGAGAATACGTCGCGCTGGTCGCGCCGCCGATGGCCGAGAACAGACCTACCGCGGTGTCGCCCACCTGCCACTGGTACGCCAGCGTCGGCGCGCTGAGCGGAGTGCCGACGTACGACACCGCGAGCGCATCGGTAGCGTCACCAACGATCGCCGGGCCGGTCAGGGCCACGGCCGCCAGCTCAGGCAGTACAGCCGCGGTCGGTATCGGAGTGTCGGCGTAGATCTTCTTGCCAGCCTTAGGCTTGACAAAGTTGGTATTGATGCCGCTGATCTTGGCGTGATACCATTCCGGGCCATGATCGAGACCGAGTTGACCGAAGATCTGATACTTCGTGCCGGCGCCGGTCTTGGCCAGTTCCTCCAGGAAGAAGTTGCCCTTGCCGGGCGTAGGCTGCTCGACGCGGCCGACCACGGTCGGGTTGAACAGGAACACCGTGCCAGCGGGGATGAACTCACCCAGGTACAGGCTGATCTCGCCCAGCGGGGTCAGGATGCGCGAGAGCTGGATGCCGTTGAGGTCGCGACCGGCAGGCACGATAGTCAGGCCGTTGGCCTCCGCATCGGCGTGCAGCTGGAACATTGATACGGCGTCCAACCACAGCACGAGTTCAGCGAGTGGTGCGTTGGACTCTGCCACCATGCGCATCGCATCGGCCACGTCCCACACACGCAGCGGCTTGCCGTCGAGGCTCAGCACGTTACTGGTGATGGCCTCATTCATGCCGCGCGTCTTGTTGGCCTGGCTGTCATTGGCCGCCTTGTTGTACGAGCCCTGGATAAAGGTGAACTCGATGTCCCGCTCGATCTTGCGCATACGAGCGTCGGTCTGGAAATCAAGTTCACCGACGGGCTCGGGCTGCTGGCCGGCGATGTTAATGCCGCCGAGCGTGCCCATGTTGGACTGCTTGCCGTAGCTGATGTACAGCGCCTCATGGAAGATCTGCGTTACGTTCCGCTTTTGTTCGCGATTGATGAACGTCGCCTCTGGCGCGGTCAGCGAGGCGGTCTCGGAGATCGCAGGCTGAGCGCCGCCGCCGGTCTCAAATTCCTGGCCGGTCACGAACTCCACGTGATTGGTGGTCTTGACGTTGTTCGCAATCAACGTGGAAAAAGGGGCGCGAGTGTTGCCCTTGTTGAACAGCATGCCGGAATAGTTCGGCAGGGCAAACGAGGTCATAACCTGATCGGGCATGGATTATCACTCCTTCTTGGTTTGTGCCGCTTCTGCCTGCTGACGAATCAGCGCGGCCAGCAGCGGTCGATTACCAGCTTCCTGCGCGGCCTTGATCCGCACGGAGAAGTCGGTGGGGTTGGGATTGGGGTTCGGATCGCCACCGCCCTTCGGGGTGGGCTCGTCGGCGAACAGGTAGCCTTGCGCCGCTTTCAGCGCATCCACCTGCTCCTTGAGGCCAACCGCGCCTGCGTCGGTGAAGCTCACCTTGTCAAGGTCGAGCAACCGGATCAGTGTGCTGGCGTCTCGAGGTTTGTAGGCCGTGAGCGCGTCGCGCACCTTCTGCGCCTTTTGCGTCGCTGCCAGCGCCTTTTGCGCGTCCGCGAGCTGTGACTTTAGCGCCTCCGCGTCCGCGCCGGACTTCTGCGCGGCGGTCAGGTCAGTGTTCAGCTTAGTCAGTTGCGTCTCCGCATTGGTCGCCTTGACGGTGGCAGCAGCCAGCTTGGTCTGCAAATCGGTTACGGTCGTGCCATGCATGCCCATGACCTTCTCGATCTGCTCATCGGTCAGACCCAATGCCTTAAGGTCTTCTCGCTTCATGGATTTCCTCCCGCGCTACGTTTGATGACGCGGTCACGGTCCGCGCGCGCTTGCCGGATGTCGCTCCGGCGGGCGAATTGGCATGAAAAAACCGCCTGTTGGCGGCTAATCATCAGGATCGCGATATTGGATGGATCTCCTCGGGCCGTACCCAGATCGTTGCCTCTGTATCGTTGAACCAGGTCCATGAACCAGGGGGAGCTGTACGAATTTCGTCAAGCACCTTTGGCTGATCGAGTTTGCCGGAAATCGTATTCCCGCCGAGTAAGACCAGATCATACCGACAGGTTTTTACCTTCGCGCTCATTTTCGACGGGTTCTCGACACCGGCTCCAGCTCGAGCTCCGGTTCGGCCTCCAGTTCAGCTTCCGGTTCCGGCGCTTCGAGTGCCCGATTGATCTCCTCAGCGGCATCCGCGACAGCAGGAAGCCTCGCCAGCATTGTGAAGTGCTGCCGGAAGTAACCGTCACTGCACCGAGCACGCTGATCAATCTCGCGGATATCCTCCAGCAGCCGCAGCACGACGCGAGCAGACGATTCAGAAATCTGGATCATGATCTCACCTCCCCAAATGAAAAACCGCGGTTGCCCGCGGCTTTGGTCATTGTTTTTGTTTTTCCTGGTAACGTCTTCGCGCCTCATTGAGGCTCAAGGTGTTTGCTCCGCCTGCGTAATCGGGTTCCTCGGATTGAAGCGGATCGTTTTCCCATCCGCACGTCGGGCAGATGTCCCACTTCTCGATCCGACGTCGTCCGCAGCACGGGCAAAGTGCCTTAGGGCTTGTGCTTGCGCTTTTGATCATCCCAATACGCCTCCCCTCGGTCAGGTTTGAAATACGTCGAGATTCCACCGCTTGGATGCCCAATTGCAAACTCGTTAGTCTCACGATTGTATTTATGAACATATCCCTCGGCGTCGACAAACCCGTCTGTCGGCCCGCGGACCTTGGCAGCCAGCAGCTTCCGTGCGCCGTTGACGTAATCATCGGTGGAGATGTTTCCGAATTCGCCCAAGTGATCACGAATGTGCCGGTCGAGCTTCGCTTGTGAACGGAAGTCTGCATTCAACCATCCTGAATCGCTTAACCCGTATTTCAGTATAGTGCCGTTCTCCGAAATTGTCAACGGCGACAACTTCTTCGCGGCCTCCGATAGCAGCACACGGCCGCCTTCACGCCCGTATTTACGCGGCAGCCCGGTATCCTGGACAAGCCCACGCAGCTTAGCCTGCCATTGATCGACATGCGCCTTGGCGACACGTTGATTATAAGGCGCATTCGCCGCCGCCTGAAGGCGTTTCCACCGGCGAACCTGCCGTTCCATATAGCGCTGCTTTTGCCGGTTTTCGTAGCCCTTTATGCTCTGTTCCACCGTCTGACTGTCCCCGCCGGTCAACGGCGTCATGCCCGGTACATGAATGTTGAACGAGTGCAGGCAGTTGGGGTGAAACAGCCCGGCGGCTCGGGCCTCGTCCAGTGTGCCGGAACAGTCCGGATGATTGCGCATCACGCCGGTCAGCGACAGCACACGGTTTTCCCAAGGCCGGCAAAGCGGACACTCGTCAGCGTGATCGGTGACGATCACCAAGTCCTGCCCGTAGGCCTGCGCTTGCGAAGCGTAGCCATCCAGCGAGGCCCGCATCATGCCGGTGCGCGTCGCCATCTCCGCGTACTCCGCCATGCCCCAGCGCCGACCAGTCTTATCCCAAAATCCGGTAATGCCCTTCGACGCGAACCGGTTTAATGCGCGCTGGACAGCCTGGCGCGTAGTCTCGACACCGGCAGCCGACAACTGCATGCTCTCGCCAATGATGTTACGGTAGCCGTCTGTCGCTTCCCGTAAAATGTAACGATGCGAGACGTCCATGCGCTGATCCAAGTCGGCAATCAACAGGTTCAGTCGCTCGACGCGCACATCGGGCGCTTGCAGCCCGCCCGTGAGCCCCAGCGCACGCATCTCCTGCGCAAGGGTAGCGCTCCCCAAATTATACCCTTCAGTGAGCAGCTGCCCACGGAGAGTGCTTGCCGATTTTTCCAGCCGGCTGATGGTTTCTTGCAGCGACGCACGCATCGCTCGAATCTCAGACAACTTTCGTTGCGCCCAGTCAGAGACGCCGGCGCCCCGGAACAACCGCAGGCGCATCTTGCGGATCATCTCAAGCTCGGCCTCGGAGTAGAGGTCCAGCAGGGCTCGCGCACTCTGCTCTAGCGCATTAGGCATCAGCATGGCTTACTCACCGCCTGCGTCGTCGTCCTCCGGCGTTCCCGGCGGCGGGGCCTCCAGATCGCCCAATCCCGGGTCCGGCTCACCCTCGGAGATCAGGCCGCGCTCCTCTTGAATACGCTCGATCTCCTCTTCCACTTGATCGTCCTCCCAATCGGGATGCAGAAGCCGGACCTTGGTATCAGTGGAAACCGCGCCGGCACGCTCCAGCTTGTCCAGCGTGTCGGCCAGCGTCTGCATGTCGGGCTGCGTGTTGTCGGCAAACTCCACTGCCAAATCGCCGTCCAGCGCGAGACCACGGGTGAACAGCGCCTTGTCCAACGCAAGGCCTGCGCGCATCATGTCCATCAGCGCATGCCACCAGTAGGTCTTTTTGGTCTCCGCGGTCTGCATGCTGCGCCGCTCTCGCACGTTAAGCGCGGTGCCGCTCTCCGCACGGCCCTCGATATCCAGGCCCGCGGACTGAGGTGCGTACCCGGCCAGCGTAACAATCCGGCGCACAATATCTTCAATGGTCTTAAGGTGCTCCTCCGCGCGAATCAAAGGCTGGAATGGCACGATGTCCTTGCCCTGAGGCGCGTCAGGAGTGTAATCCAGCGCAACAAAAACCTCGTCGGACTTGGCAAACGCAAATTGTGGCTGCTGCTGCGTCTCCGCCGCCTGGTCTATCGCCTCGAACATACGCTTTTTCTGCCGCAGATACTCGGCAGGCACGATGACCTGCGTCTTGCCCAGCTTAATGTCGCGAATCATGGAGCTGTATGCCTCGTCAAGTGCGGAGAACAGTGAGCGAAGCCCGTCGAAATCACTCCTGCCGTAAGGCGCGTAAGGCCGCAGACGGTTGGGCAGCCGCGCAGGAACATATGTTGCCAGCAGCATACCCGTGCCACTGTTAGCCTCCGGCTGGATGTCAGCGGTCTCAGGAATGGCGTTCAGCGGCTCCGCCGTACCCAAAGATTCCACCGAGCCGCGCAATAGCCGTGTCAGAATACGCCCGTCAGGCGTATACGTCTCCTCCGTGCGCCAGACAGCCCCACCGTTATCCTCATCAACGCGAGCGACCGACCAGAACCGAATGGACGTTAGGATACCGTTGGCGTAGTACGGCAGTCCGGCGTCAGCCGGGACAACACGAAACAAAGGATATGGCGCTCGTGTGGTGTCCCAATTCCATTTGACAAACACGCCACCGTAAACGGCCTGCAGTTCCGCCGCTTGAAGCAGCTTTTGGTACAGCCCGCACAGCGACATGATCTCCTGAAGTCGATCATTGGTTTTTTCGTTTGCGTGCTTGACGATAGGCGAATCGCTGAATAAAAACCCGGCAGCCAACGCCGCGAGATCACCCGCAAGCGGGATGTGGATCTTGGTTTTTTCTGCGCTTTGCCAGAACCCTGCAGCGTGAGCACGCAACTCATCAGGATCGCCGCTGTACCAGGCCGCGTTCGCGCGATACTGTGCCCACAGCCATTTGACCGGCGGCCAGGTATCAGCCATTTGCAACCCTCCGTTTCCACTCATTTTTTTCAGCCATGATCAGGTATCCCAATGCATCCGGACCATGATCATCTTTTTTGACAGGCCTATCCTCGCCGTGCTCCTGCGCCTTCGCTTCCCACACATAGCCCCGCAGCTCGTCAATCAGTCGCACACACGACGAATGGATGCGGACCAGATCACGGGAGAACATCGACGAGATCAGTTGGATTCTAGCCAGCACATCGTTGTCGGCCCCGGCTACGCGCGCCACACCATCTTCCCGAAGCTGCGTTATGAACCCCTTGGCCGAAGGGTCAACAAGGATTTTGTCGAGCACCAGGCCCGTCTCATGCCGCCTGAGAAACCGGATCATCGCCTGACTGTACCAGGCAGGAGAGCGGTCGCCCTCCTGATCGGCAGCATGGTAGTCCTCTGCGACCACATATAGCCGGCCATCGTCGCCGAGCCCGGCCAGGATGAACACCGTCGGGTTGGAGTGACCGTAATCTACGCCCACCCAATGCATCCGCATGTGCGGAAGCACCGACACGACGTGCCGTGCCGGGTCGAACTGCGGATAGATTGCACCCTCCGCGACGGCCCAGTTGCCGAGGATGTAGCGGTCGTAATAGACCGACCCGGCATACTCGCGTTTGAGGTTCGAGATAAATACCGGGTCAAGCATGGGATTATCGTCGATAGTGTAATGCTGACTGTAAATGTCCGCGTCCGATTCCAGGAACTTTTTGAACCAGTGGTTCGGACTTTCCGGGTTCCCGGTCCCGTCAAACGCGCTGTTGGGCTTATCAAGACGGCTTTTCAGGAGCTGAAAAACCTCCTCGTTCCAGGTTGGAACCTCGTCGCCGTAGCCGTACTCGATCGACGCACCGCGGAGGCGGGACACGGATGAAATTTTGTCCGCGCCCAACGCGTGGCATGTCCTGCCAAACAACCGAATCGTATTGCGACCCTGAACGATGTCACCGACCAGCGTAGGCCCCCATAGGCTGCGCATCGGCTCGAAAATGTTGCGCTCTAACGTCTGCTGCGTGTAGCCAAGCAGCACGACGAGGCCGCTTCCGGTCGTGTTCAGAATGCGCTTGGGGACCACTGTGGAGTAGTCGAGGAACGTCTTGCCAGACCGCGTCGCGCCGATCTTGATGTTCCACCGGTGGTGCGCGTTGGCAATGAACTCAATCTGCTTCGGCGTCAGTGCCAAACTTAACACCTACCAACAGCTCGGCAGCCTTCGCCAGCGCCTCTGCCTCACTCTCGTCCTTGGGCCGGTCACGCCAAACGTCTGGTCGCCTGTTTTTGAGCCAGAAGATTTGCGCAGTCACATCCGGGATAACCATCTTCCGGGTTACTCGCCGTTTGACGGCACCATCCTCCGATTGCTCCGTCATGACCTCGTTATACTCATACCCCAGCGCGCGCTTAAGAAGAGCGTTTTCGACCTCAACGTCAACGACCTCCTGCCCCTTTTTTAAGGCCGCAGACATCGCAGGGTATTGAATGCGCCACTGCCGCAACGTTTCACTGGTGACATCACATTTCGCGGCGATCTGCGCGAGTGTCAGCCCGTCCCGCGCCCATGCCTCTAGAAGCAGCAGACCGTCGGTCGTCAGCCAATACTCATATTTACCTTTTGCCATCGCCGGCGACCTCCTTTCGCCGCATTATGCCAGCGCATCAAACGCGCCCGCATCGAAAAAATCATTCTTTGCCATTCCCGCCACCCCACAACAAAAGCCGCCCCGAATACCCGGTGCGGCTTTGGAACTGACCTGAACCCTTAATTATCCTGTAGGCCCGTGCTCTCCCTGTGAATCCTTCGCGACCTCGAGCTTTTTAACCATCTCGACAACATCATGATCCGTGTATCCGATAGCCTTGATCATACAGCTCGCGGCGTACCATACCGCGAACAGCTTTTGAAACAGCCATTTCCGGACTTGAGGATTCGACGTATCTGCCTTTCGCACGACGACCCTGCCATAAATCTCGGACAACGCGTTGATACATAGGTTGATCAGCTTTTCCATGCGTTTTCCTCCCGCGCAATCCTCGACGATAGCATTATAGCACATCCAAATGGGACTTTGTGGGACATCTTTTCGCACTGGTGTAGAAATCCAAAACTTTTTGAAATTCCCGCAATGCGTAGCCGTGCAATCTCGTAACCTGCCGGCGCTCATATCCGATCAGATTCGCGATCTTCTGCCAGTCCCAGCCCAGCATGTACCTGTGCGTCAGGATATCCCGATACTTATCATCGCTGACACATTCGATCAGAGCCTCCGCCTCTCGAGTCAGATCCACGTAAGCGTCGATCTTTCGGTCGATCTCTCGAGTCAAATCCACCAGCTTGCAGGCGTACCGCTCAACGCTGCTGTCCCTGTGCTGGGCGCCCGGCATGCCGCCGGTGTAGCCGCCGGTGCGACGCATGGCCAGGGCTTCGTAGCGCTCACGGCGTTCCAGCATGGCGTTGATCTCCTTGTCCAGGTCTGGCAACTGGCGAAGGTAAGTTTTCGCGTCCATCAGTCGGCCTCCTTCCTCAGCGCGGCGCAAGCGACTTCCGGACGATGCTTGAACGCCCGCCAACCTAGCACATGCAGCCCGAAATGCCCTACAGGATCGTCGTACTCCATGTTGACAAAGTCCGGGTCCGTCTCTCCCGTATCGGGCATGCCTCCCTGGACAATAGCCCAAAACTCTTGTCCATCACCTTGCTGGACAAAAACTGGCTCCCCCTCCATCCGTTCAATTTCCGCAAGCATCAATGGTTTTTCCGGCGATGCATACGCCTTTCGCAACGGCTCGACCTCGGCGCGAAGCGCGGCGTTGACCTCGCTCAGCCTTCCATGCGCGGCCACCTGGTCGTTATAGACCGCAAGCAGCTCGTCGTACTTGTCACAGAGCGCGGCGATCTCGTCCGGAGTTAGGCCAGTGTTTTCGTAGCGCCCAAGCTGGTTGATGCATTCCGCGATGGCATCGCACTTGCATTCGTGCTGATCCTTCCAGTTTTCGCACCATTCGGGGACGTTTTTCTGGCAAGCCACAGGTTCGAACATATCTGGCCAGTTTTCTGGCCAACCTTTCGGATTTTGTTTTATGGTGTACCTATCCATCAACTCACAGCTCCTTCCAACTGCGCCTTAGCAGCCCGGAGCCGCCCCAGCGCGTCCTCGTGTGTTCCTGTCGCCTGGTAGTGAACGATCACCCGCTCGGTCTTCCGGCCGACCTCGACCTGGTCGATAACGATCTGACCTTCGAGCTCCAGGAGCTTGTACGCCTGCATGGCAGCGAGGGAGCAGGTGCCTGGGTTCCAGCGGTCGACGCACTCGGTCATGTGCCTACCTCCGGCCCCGCGTCCATGCGCGCGCCGCAGTTCGGGCAAAATTTGTGTCTCGGCTTACGGTGGTCGATGATCCCGCATTCGCTGCACTGATATAGGCCGCTGATGTCTCGGAGATTATCCCACCGCGCATGAACCACCGGCGCGGCTTCAACGACCGGAGCTTGAAGTGCAAAAATAACACATCCGGACACGCTGCCCGCCATAATGTGAAGCCCTTCATCCGCCAACTCCACCGCTCTTTTCTCCAGCACTTCCACGAGCGCCGCCCGGTCAATCAAATCGATCACATTCCCACCTCCGGTAACGGAACGATCCGGATGTAGATGCCAGGCCGGTTCGCCCAGAACTTCTCGATGATCTCACTGGCCACGAGCGCGTCGTCGGTCCAGAAGCCCACGCTGGTCATCACGTCCTTGAGCAACTTCTGAAGATTGTCGGTGTCCGGCTTGGTCGTCCGGTACTCGCCGTCCTGCCGGTTGGCGGGCTTCGGGAAGCACCACTTGACCACGAGCCGAACGCCAGCGGTGTAGGGCTCGATGGGCACTCGGCTGCCCAGGTGGGCGGCGAGCTTGGCCCGAGCGTCTTTGAGCTCCTGGGGCTCGTAGGTGTAGGGCTTGCCATTCCGGACGCCAATCTTCTTCTCCTGGTGCGTGCAGGTTGGGGGCTGGATGTCCAGGAAGAACTCGGTTACCATGTGCGCCTCGCCTCACTTTCACGGTATTTTCCATATGCCACATCAAGCGCTCTGGACAGATTGGCATCATGGACGTGTTTGCGGATCGTCTTATAGCTTCGTGCCCTTGTGGGGTATACGAGATTCGCTTTAAACGCGTCAACGAGTTGCCCCATCTGGTTGCTCTCGCTTCCGTACCGACTGTCAAGCCATTTCAAAAAAGTCACGGTGCTGACCTCCTTCAGAAAAAATCTTTTGTCACGTCATGCCTGCTAAGGGGGGACCACGGCCCCTAACGTGGTCCCCTACCAGTGCAGGCGTGACGGCGCGCAGCGACGGCGGAAAACTTACCCCGTAGGGGTAGTGGTTGCCACATCCCCATGCGGCAATCATAAATTCATAGTCGCTGCATCTACATGTGGCAACCTTTGAAATCAGGTTGCTTCATCACGATGCGGCAACCATGTTTTATGGTTCCTTCCGCACGATGATATTGCCTTGACTTTTATTCACGGTGTACCCTCCATGTGCTTTCAGCCGGTCGAAAACAGTGCGTTCGGAAATCCCAAGGTACTCTGCGAGCTGCTTTTTCGTGGGCGGCTCCCCGAAATTCGCGCCTGCAACAGCCTGCTCGAACTCCAGGTTCTTGTCCTTCCGGTCGGCCTCCACGCCCTTCTTGCGCTTCAGAACGGCCTTCTGCCACGGCGGGGCTTCGCCCTCGGCGTCGATATCCTTGAGGCTGCCTACCAGGTCGACGTGATGCACCGGGTAGTCGAACCACAGGTTAACCGGCTCGAACCGCGGGAACTCGCGGAGCGTGCCCTCGATACGCCACGCCGTGCGGCCCGCCGCGGCCCCTCTGGCGGTCTCTGCGGCATCGCCCAAGGCCTTGATCGTCGCGGGCGACAGCAGCTTCTGGCAGGTCAGCATCATGGCCGTATGGCTGCACAGGTGATCCTGTGACACGCTGTCCTCCCAGTTAGCCACACACCGGTTCAGCCATTCCTTGCAGACGTCGACCACCGCCTTGTCGCCCTCCTGTTTCTTGAGCGCCTCGGTGGGCTCCAGCTCGATCATGTCCAGCATTGCGTCGGGATCCCGGGCGAACACGCCGGAGCCGGATGCCCGATCCATGCTGCGCTTCTGGCCTTGCTGCCCCTTCGAGTGGTGGTGGCAGTAGATCACCGCGCAACCCAATTCGCAGCACACCTTATCAAATTGGTTGCAGAAGTTGGCCATCTGGTCGGCGCTGTTCTCATCACCGGTGATGACCTTGTAGATGGGATCAATGACGATGGCGATGTAGTTGCGCTTCGCGGCCCGCCGGATCAGCTTCGGAGCGAGCTTGTCCATGGGGATCGCCTTGCCGCGCAGGTTCCAGATGTCGATGTTGGCGAGATTCTGGGGCTGCCAGCCCAGCGCCTGATACACGTCCCGAAAGCGGTGCAGGCAGCTGGCACGGTCCAGCTCCAGGTTGACGTACATCACCCGGCCCTGGGCGCAGCGCCAGCCGAACCAGCTCCGGCCTTCGGCGATCGCGCAGCACAACTCGATCAGCGAGTAGGACTTGCCCGCCTTGGACGGCCCGGCCAGCAGCATCTTATGGCCTTGGCGCAGCACGCCGGTGATCAGTGGAGGGCTCAGCGCTGGCAGGTTGTCCCAGGCGTCCTTCATGCTCTCGGGCTCCGGCAGATCGTCGTTGACGCTTTCGATCCACTCGTGCCACTGCTCATAGGATTCGCGCCCGAAATTCTCCGCGACGATGAATTGCTTCCGGCCGTCGCGGATGATGCCTGGCATGCGGGAAAGGCGGGAGGGGTTGCGGTTCTGTGAATCGATCTTGAGGCCATTGCGCTGACAGACGGTGTAGAGGTAGTCGACGCGCTTCCGGTACTCGTCATAGTTGGCCGCGTCGATGCGCACGATGGCGTGAAGGCTCTTCTTTCCGGAGTGGACCAACACAGCGACGGGCAGTTCCAGTTCATGAATGATGGCGTATTGCTGCTCAATGTCCATCGCGTCGGATTCCACCAGCGCGTACCGGTACTCGGTGACGTTCTCATTCTTGACGCCCTTGCCGTCCAGCGGATTGAACCGGATCCAGGCGCCGGCCTTGGGATTGTAATCGCCGATCACGGCGCCGATGTCGCCGCCGCACTTGTTCAGCGCCTCGATCAGCTGCCCGGCTGTGCGGTCGTAGGCGCCGCTGGTGGGCAGGTAGCGGCCGTCCTTCTCCCAGGACTGGGTGACGTAGCCGACTGTCTCAGACGCCTCGAAGAGGATCTCCAGATATCGGATCAGCTGTGCCGTGGGGTTCCAATCCGCGGGCTCCGGAACATCCTTGGATTCGATCCAGTTGCGGTTTACCACAACCAGGTCGTCTTTGCCGCCGCCGATTTCCGCGTCCCAGTCCAGTTCGCGGCCCTCGTCGTGGGGCGGCTCCCAGCCCTGGTCCCGCGCCAGCTGCACGATGGTGCCGGCGGTGACCGGCGTGGACGCACCGTGGAAGCCCGCCCATTTGCGCTCGCACTCGCCCGGGTGGTAGCGGGCGGCGTCGCGGCGGCTCCAGGAATCCCACTGGTCGACGGTGCCGCCGGCGTCCTTGAGCGCCATGCCGACGGATACCCACTCCTGATAGTCCAGCCGGGCGGGGTCGATGTGGGGGAGGACTTCTGAAATGTCGTAGGTGGTCATTCGCTCTTTGCCTCCTGCCATTCCGGTTCGTGCCATCCAAGAATCGCCATTGAGATTCCCTCCTGTATGCGGATATTGCGTATGCAAAGAATTCGTGTTACCATAACTAAAAGGAGTGGTGACGATGTTTTCCATTTGGAGAAATCGCAAGCAATTACGTGAACGGGATTTTGAGACTATTCTTCAGGAGCTGTATGCTCACTTTCTAAGTACAGGTCAAAGTAGGCGTGATGATGAGGAGTTCATATCAAAATTCCTTGGAATTGAGCCTGATGCGATTTTCAATAGAGCGGTCTTGATCACTTTGCAGGAATGGGGATCTGTCAAAGCTGATTTACGTGGTATGTTAAACTCCCCATTATCTGTGACGCTGACTGGTAAAGGCATGACCTATTTCTACGAAAAATCGATCAGGCGAAAAGAATCTTGGTGGACACGAGCTCTCTCCATCGCTGCGGTTGTAATCTCAATAATCGCTTTGTTCTTTTAGTTTTACGGGACGCACGCTACATCTCCAAGAACGTCGATGTGCGTGCCTCCGGCTTGTACTCTCCCGGCCGGACCCCATGCGGAATCTGCCACCCGTTGGCGGCGATCCGGTCAATCAGCCCGCGGGCGGCGTCGAACTGCCAGGTGCCGACGTGCTGGAAACCGCGGCTCTCCAGGAAGCGGATCTGCTTGGGCGTCGTGAGGCCTTCATTCCGGCGCTTGTCCAGCCGGTCGAGCAGCATCTTCGCTTTGCCGGCGTTCTCGATCTCATCCGGGAATATGCCCAACTTCTCCAGCGTGGAGCGCTGCTTATCGCTCGGCGGGCCCATCTCCCAACCGAATGCCGGGACATAGCCGGAGAGGTCCTCCGCCTGAATCGACATTTCGAATTGCAGCGGGTCCACCAGCTTCCGCTTGCGGCTGCGCATCTCGGCCAGCTTCTTCGCCAGCGCCTCTTCGCGCTTGGCTACCACGTCCTCTGCAGCCTGGCGTTCCGCCGCTTCGATGTCCACCGGGCAGCCCGCAGCCTCGAGGTCAGCGGTCATCTTCTCGGCCACTTCCGGACTCTCGCATATCAGGTGCGCAGGGCGGCACAGCTCGTGCTTTTCGGTGTGCCAGAGAAAGTCCAGCAGCAGCAGATCTTCCTTGCCGGGAAACAGGCGGGTGCCGCGCCCGACCATCTGGCAGTACAGGCTGCGAATCTTCGTGGGACGGAGCACCACGATGCAGTCGACGCTGGGGCAGTCCCAGCCCTCGGTGAGCAGCATGGAGTTGCACAGCACATCGTATTTCCCGGCGTCAAAGTCTGCGAGAATCTCCGCCCGGTCGTCGCTGTCGCCGTTGACCTCCGCGGCGCGGAAGCCTTTTGAGGCGAGAATATCCCGCATCTTCTGGCTGGTCGTTATAAGAGGGAGGAAAACAACGGTCTTCCGCCCTCGGCAGTTCTTGACCATCTCGTCGGCGATCTGATACAGGTACGGGTCCAACGCGGTGCCCAGGTCGGCGGCCTTGAAGTCGCCGGATTGTACGCCGACGCCGGTCAAATCCAGCCGAAGCGGGATGGTCAGGGCTTTGATAGGCGACAGGTACCCGTCCTTGATCGCCCGGGGTAGCGTGTATTCGTAGGCCAAGCTCTCGAAGTATACGCCCAGGTTGCGCATGTCGGAGCGGTCCGGAGTTGCCGTGACGCCGAGCACCTTAGCATCGCCAAACGCCTGTAGTACCCGCTGGTAGCTGTCGGCCAGCACGTGATGGGCCTCGTCGACGACGATGGTGTCGAAATAATCCGGGTCGAATTGTTCGAGGCGCTTCGGACGCATGAGCGACTGCACAGAGCCCACCACCACACGAAACCAGCTGCCGATGCAGCTCTCCTCGGCCTTCTCCGTGGCGCAGCCCAGGCCGGTGGCTTTGGCCAGCTTGTCCGCGGCTTGGTCGAGGAGCTCCCCGCGGTGAGCGAGTACAAGGACCCGCTCACCGCTCCGCACCCGGTTTTCAATGATCTTTGCGAACACGATCGTCTTGCCCGTGCCCGTCGGGAGCACCAGCAGCGTGCGCTTGACGCCGTCCTGCCACTGGGCCTCGATGGCCTGCCGGGCCTCTTCCTGGTACGGCCTGAGATCCATCATGGCTTAGAACCTCCCAGCCTGCCACCCGCCTGCCGCAGGCGTGATTGACACAGCCGGCGCGAAGCTGGTCTGTTCGTCGGGCTCCAGGAAGCGGTTGATTTTGTTGGACTTGCCTTCCGTGCCGTCCTTTTTGGTGAACGTGTCGATGATCACGTGGCAGCGCCCGTGCGCGCCGGTGACCTTGTTCCAATCCATCACCAGCTTCTCGCCGTGCTTGCGGGCGCCGATCGACGTGAAGAAGGCGCACAGGATGCCCTCCGTTGAGGTGTGCAGGAACAGGTTGTGCGTGATCTGCGTCACCTGCTGATCATTGGACACCTCGATGGTCAGAATGGCCTTGTTGCAAGGGGGCAGCTTGCCATTGACACTGGGGGTGTGCCGACCGCGCTCGAAGCTCTTGACCACGAAATCGTAGTCGCCCTCCTCGAGCAGTGTGTACGTGGAGTCCTTCTCGATGACGTCGTTCCAGTTGAGTTCCCGTCCATTTTCGTTCATATGTGTCTCCTCCTAGAATGGCATTTCGTCACGGTTCTTGAGCACCATATCGAACACCTGCGGCCAGCCACCCACCAGGCAGCCCATCACGAAGTCCTCCGGGTAGTCGGAGATCTTCATGTCGCCCGGGAAGTAGCCTTTTTGGCCGACTGCGTACATGATCTCTACATCCTTGACTTTGTTCGCGTCCATCAGGTCGCGCAGCGCCTTGGGGATCCCGCCGTCAGGCGCTGCTAGAGCATCGGGCGTAGTCGGCTGTTCGGGTGCAGGCTCTTGCTTGGGTTCCTGCCTCGGCGGCGCTGCGGGCTGCCGCGGGGCTTGGGCAGGCGTCGAACTGAACAGGTGCGCTATGCTGCCGAACTCAAAGGGTAGTTCCTCCGGCAGCCCGAAGCGGTTCTTAGCATCCCAGCAGGGATGGTGGCTGGTGCGAAGGATCCGTTGGCCGCCCTGGGCCTTGTTCTTGCCCTTCGCCGTACCCTGGCCATCCACGTTGACCACGAGGGTCTTGTAGGATGCGAACAGCACCATGTCGGCCCATTCCTTGAGCAGCGGCGCGCAGGTCTTGGACAATTTCATCTCCCAGCGGTCGTAGGCGCCCATCTCGTCGGGCTGTTCGAACTTACGCATCTTGGCGTGGGCGGTGACCACGACGTTGACGCTCTTGCCGATCAGCTCCTCAAGCAAATTCAACAGCCGCCCGAACTCCTCACCCAGGTACACGTAGCCTTTGCCGTAGCCGAAGTCTTCGATTCCGGCCTTTTGCGACTTAGCGCACAGCGCGTCGGTGCAGAGGATCTCCGCCCAGTCGGCGGTGTCCAACACGAAGGACTTGAGCAGGTCCGGGTGCTGGATGAAATACTTGACCTGCTCGAGGATCGCGGCCCAGCTGGTGGGCTTGGGCGTCCGGCGGACGTCCATGTGCTTGGTGGACCCCTCCGTGTCGCAGAAGATCGGATCAGGGAACATTGACGCGAAGGTCGATTTGCCGATGCCCTCCGGGCCATACACGACAACCTTCAGCGCGCTGGGGATTCGTCCGGATGTGATTTGCATCAGAAATTACCTGCCTTCCATGGGATTTGCGGGGCTGGAACCTCCGCAGGATGCTGCTGCCCGGCCACATACCCGTCTTCAATGATGATCTGGCACTCCGGGCCGGTGGAGACCCGCGTGGCGATCGCCTGTAGGCCCTCCTGCTCCAGCCAGGTGCCGAATTCACGCAACGTGTCCAGGTCCATTTGTTCGAGTTTGTCCAGCAGCACGAAGCCGCACTGGGGGTTGAGACGGCGTACGATGGCAGTGGCCACCTTGAGCTGTGCGGAGCCAGAAAGGTTGTCCCACTTGAAGCCGTTGTAGGTCAGCTCACCGTCCTGGACAGATAGCCCCGGCAGCGGCAGCGTGGCACCCTGGAGCAGGTCGGTTTTGGCCTGCCGGACCTTGTCCAGTTCGGCGGTCAGCGCGTTGTACTGGTTCTCGTAGGCCAGCGCGTCCTCCTCGGCCTTGTCGCGGTCCAGGTTGGCGCGCACCTTGCGGTTGATCTCGTCGATCTGCGCAAGGTTGCGCTCGAGCTCCTCGGTGGACTCATCGTGGAGATCCAGCGCGGACTTCCGGGCGATCTCCAGATCAGCCTGGATGATCCTCTGCTGCGCGAGCAGCTCGTCGATCCGGCGCTGAATATCCGCGGCCTCGCGGGTGAGCCGTCCGAGGTTTTCCCGTTTATGCTGGTTCTCGCCGTTCCGGGTGAGGATCTCCTGCTGCTGGCGGATCAACTCCGAGGCGCTGACCGGCTCCTTGGGCGCGTCTGGGAAGTAGGGCTGCTCTCGGGCGTACTTGCGCTTCTGATCGGCGATCTGGCCGATGGCGTGTCGACGGTTGTAGGTCTCCTGCTCCTTGCGGTCCAGTTCGGCGACCTGGCCTTCCACGCCGATGATCCGGAGCAGCGCCTTGGCTTTCTCGCCGCTGGGCGCGGCCATAAAGCGGGGGAGGTCCAGCGCCAGCTGCTCCACGAACTCGTTCAGGAGCTGCTGGCCGGACTTCTTGCCGGCGGGGTCAGTGACGGTGAGCGCTGAGTTTTTGCCCTTGCGCTCGACGATAAGGCCGTTGGATAGCCGGATTGACAGTGTGGGCGGGATCACGGAGCTATCCCGGGCGGGCTGCGATGGCTTGAATCGGTCGCCGCCCAGCGCCCAAGCAATGGCGTCCAGCACGCTGGTCTTGCCTTGCTCGTTCCGGCCGCCGATGACGGTCAGGCCGCTGACGGCCGGCTCCACGGTGACGGCGCGGATCCGCTTGACATTCTCGATTTCAAGCCGGTTAATTTTGACCACGGAAACACCTCCTATGGGTCAGGTCGGCGACGGCCAACACCGTGACCGCCTTGAACAGTCCATCGATCGTGAGATAATGGAAATCACCGGAGACGTTCCAATCGCTGCCCGGGGCAAATATCTCCGGGCGGAAGAACAGCGGATGATCAGCGATTTTAATGCCCGCGTACTCTTCGAACGCTTTGGTAGGAAGGACGTACCTGTTGGTATTCGTTCCAGGGTCGCGGACGGAGTTCACGCGGAAGAACTCCAAAAGTGCTGTATTACGTGGGCCTGTCGGCATGCTTAGATCCAATCGCCTCACGATATCCTCCTTTTCCCCGGTCGCATGACCGGTTGCATCTTGGGCGACGGTGTGTTATACTGCTGGTGGTCTAGGTTCTCGCCCCTGTCCGGCGCTGCAACGTCGGCGGGGCGCTTCTTTTTGCGGATCACATGACGGCCTCCTTTTGTTCGAGCATCGGTTCCCACCCGACGCCAATGTAATCGAGGACCCGGGCCCAGCCGAACCGTTCTCCGGTTTCGGGGTCGATCACACATCGGTGCATCCAGTAGTCCCATTCCTGGGGGTTGTCTTCATAGAGCCGGTCGAACCGATGGGGGCGTGTCTCGAGGTGAATCCCGAACCCGCACATGGAGCAGCCGGTGCGTTGGGCGCGGGTGGTTCGGAGCGTTCCGTCGGGATCGCGGACGATTTCGCCGTACACTTCCGGCACCGGTACATTGAAATCGAGCGCCAACTGCAGAATGTCCTGTCGGTTGAAGATCGCGAATGGGCAGCTGCGGGTCACAGTCTTGCCGTAGTAGTTGCAGCCGTGCATCATCAGCGCCTTTTCACGCTGACCACCTTCGCTGGCCATGAGGCCGAGATAGGGAGAAGACTTGTGTTGCCGCGCCCAATCGTCGCAGGGCTTTTCCTTCAAATAATAGCAGCACTTGTTCGATACCTGAAAGTTGGGCTTCGCGTAGTTCGTTCCATACCGTTCGTTCTCATACCCGCCAAACAAGTTGAGCCACTTTTGCGGCATTTTCATCCGCGTACCGGTGCGGTAGCCGCCCTGCTTTCCGGTCTCGCCGGTCATGATCGCGTGCCGTACAGTCTTGTTCTTCTCGGTGGGATGTTGGAGCAGATCGATTTTTCCGGCAATCTGCTTGGAAAGCACAGGGAAGCCGCACTCGTTCATCACGGTTGCTTTGGACTTGATCGGCTTGAGGGGGATCACGCCAATCTGCTTGTGAACGCGCTGGATTGACTGATCCTCAAGGCACGAAACGGAGATGGCTGGAACGTCGATTCCGATGGATCGGAGCCAGATCAGCAGCGTGATACTGTCCAGGCCGCCGACCGATACATGGGCGTCGTCAACGTGATCCCGAAATTCGCGTGCGACCCGCTCGGCGTGGATCAACTTAGCTTCGTAAGGTAGCCCCTGACGCTGGATGAATTCTCGGATCGTCATCTTTGTTTACTTACCTCCATTGAATAAATCCGCCCATCGTAACGAGGTAGTTCAGGATCCAGCGCATCACGGTGTCCACCCCCATTCGATGGCTTCGAGCCGGTCAAGGTACGCCTGCGCGGTCCCTGGCGTCATCGTGTGAGGCAGGCCATCATCGGCCCACACGCGTAGGCGCTGACCTGTGTGCATGCCCACCGTGTAGCTGATTAGCAATCCCCGGGCGGCGAGGGCCCTCAACAGGCGGCGCGTCATGAAAACCCCACCGCCTTGAGCGTCACGATGACACCAACGCCGAAGCCGACGGTCAGCCAACAGGCGGCGACGATGATCTGGCGCGTAAGGTGCCGCCGGCGGATTTTGGTGCGGGTGCACTTACGTTCCATCAGCGGGGCCTCCCTTCCAATAGTCTTTTGGCGGCGTTGATTAGCGCGACAAACTCGGTGCGATCTTGGGCGGGAACGAATTCAGCAGAATCAAGCATCTCCTTGAATAACCCAAATCTTACTTTAAGCTCGTCGTACTTGCGGAGTACAATCTCCTGGTCGGCAGATACGATGAAAATCTCCAATGGATCACCCTCGGAAATATGAAGCGTCGCCCTTATTTCCTTGGGAATGACAACGCGCCCCAGCTCGTCGACCCTGCGAACGATACCTGTCGCATTCATCACGCCCGCCTCGCTTTCATGGCCAACTGGTGCGCGTCGTAGTTCTGCCGTAAGGCCGGGTACACGCCCAGCACCTGGTGCAGCCCGCCATCGGCGTCGGGGATCTCACGGGGCGTGCCATTGCAGCAGCCGGGGCCTAGGCGGGTCAGCGAGATCAGGTAGTCCCGAAAACCGTCCATGCAGAGGATTAAGTAATAGAAGGGAAGCTTGTCCATAGCACTCTCCTTTCGCGTTGCGCGAATATTGTCGAAGTGTTATAATCTTCCAAAGAAAGGAGGTGAGAGTCATGTATAAAACGGGCGAAAAGCCGGGAAAAGGCACATACATCTGCACAAAGTGTGGGGAACGTGTCGTGCTGAATGACGATACGGATACTTTGCCTCCGTGCCCAAGATGTAACAATGTGACCTATACGAAGGCCTAGCGAGGCGTGCAGCCATCAATGACCCGTAATCGTTGATGGCTGTGCATTTTCCCCGGCTGCATTTGATACGCGGTTGGGGTGGGCAGTCTACTGCCTCAGCTTTCGCTTGGAGAAACAGAATGGTTTCCCGAAGATGTTGATTTGCAGCCATGCTTCAACATACTTTATACCATTCTCTTCGTACCGTGTAATGTAATGGTGCAACACTTCATTCACCTCCTTCCATGCTTGTCGCTGTGTTGCCCTTGCCGCTGCATTCCTGTGACCGGCAGAGGGGCGAGTGACTATGCAGTTGTCAAGCTGCGCAGGTCGGTCTGAGGGCTTAGCCAGCCTGTTTCAGGCGTTCTACCAGATCCATCAGATCGCTCGCGTAGATCAGGTTCTTCCGGCTGTCGCGCTCCAACTTGAAGCTGGCCAACTTGCCGCACCGGATGAACGCCAGGATCTGATCACGGCTGGTACGCAGGAGCTTGGCGGCCTCCTCCACTGTGTAAACGGTCACGGGGGCGGCCGAACTGGGTGCTGCTTCACGAATGGCCTCGCGCACCGTCTCGGCAATCGTCGGCGCAAGCATGTCCGCGATCGCCCGGGCCAGCTTGTCTTCCATGAATTTCACTCCTTTCCGATCTGCGCCTGGAGCCGGCTAAGCGCGGCCCGGGCCTCGCTGATTTCCTTGATCGCCTGAGCGCGTAACTTGGGGTCATCGATCTTCCCATCGATCGCATCCCGGGCCAACTGGTCATGCAGCGCCTGGACATCTGCCAGTTCATACCGGACGCTAACCACCGCGGCCAGCAGCTCGCTGATCACCGGCGCCGGATTGCGCTCCCGGTACGATTCGCAATTGGAATACATCCAACGGGCCCAGAAGAGCTCCGCGCGGGCGCCTAGCGCGTCCTCGATGCGGCCAACGTCGTCCGGTGTGGGCATTTGTTTGCCGGTCTCCCAGCGTTCCAGCGTGTCCTCGCTGACGCCCAGCCGGGTCGCCAGTTGCCACCTCGGGATTTTCCGCGTTTCCCGCGCTTTTCTCAGGTCAAGATGCGTAAATTCCGCCATGTTGCGGGCCGTCCTTTCGCGGTATACTTTGCTTGTCGAGAGGGGGAGTCGAGAAATGAAGTAGCAACGGGGACCATCAGAGCTTAGGCAAGTCGGCGCTCATTGAGCCAGATGTCCGGGTCGAATCCCAACGCCTTCGCTAACAGCAGGCCGGGGACCACACCGGGTTTGCCAACGCCGCCCTCGAACCGGCTGTACAAGCCCTGAGACACCTTCGCGGCCTCGGCGGCCTGGCTCTGGGTAAGCCCCGCGGCGGTACGCTTCTCGGCCAGCCAGGTGCGGTCGTAGAGCTGGATTCCGGTCTTGTTCATGCTTCCATCACACTCCTTTCGTAAAATCACTATTGTAATACTTGGGTGGAGGTGGTAAGATTGGGGAAGGGTGAAAAAGCAGCAGCACGATGGCCACCAGACGGCCGGTATGGAAACGTCAGCAGATGACCAAGTTGTAAGTGGAAGGTTTGGTTTCTTCGGTGATGTACTCGACCGCGCAGTAGAAGTAGCCCTTGTTGTGGTAGATCGCCGGGATGAAGTCGCTGTCCTCGTTGACCATTCCTACGTTGGCGGAGTTGATTCGGGCTTCATTGGCCCCGCTGCCGAAGTCGGTCCCGCGACTGATGGCATGTGCCGCTTCGGAGGATTTCGTGAGGAAGACCTTGTAGCTGAACATGAAATTTTCGCTCCTTCCGGTGGTCGAGGCTGTAATATTAACTAGGGTACGGGCATAGTATACTCTGAAAAAAATCAGAAGTCAATATGAATTCTGATAATAATCAGATTTTTTCGAGGTGAGAAGCATGGTAGAACGTATCCTTGCGTTGGCGAAGCAGAAAGGGCTTAAGCAAGCCTTTCTCGAGGAAAAGATTGGTGCCTACCGTGGGAAGATCACCGAGTGGAAAAATAAGAAATCAAGCCCGACTGATGTTGAATTGAAAATTGTCGCCGAACTCCTTGGTACCACTGAGGCGTATCTCCGGGGTAAAACCGACGATCCCGCTCCGGCCGCCGAGCCTACTGACGATGTGCAGATTGAGATTCTAGCCCGTGCAGCCCGGAAGATGACCACGGAAGAGAAGCAAAAACTTATTGACATTGCGAAAGTGATGTTTGAAAAGGCGTTCGATGAAAACAAATGAGCGACCTTCTGGGCTTTGTTGCGCAAAAAGTAATCCCAGAGTAGCACTCACTTCCTTTTCGAATGAGAAGCAAGCCATCTGTTCGAATTATGGATATTCGTGGCATGTTAGGTAGCCAGACCAAACGCCCGGTTATATTGTTCTGGTTTTATTGATTTACGAACACTTGTTCGGTATAATGGTCGCATCTCACTTACAGAGGCGATCGCATGTACCGGCCGGACTATCATCGCGCCACCCGAAACGCCTACCGAACCTTGCTGGCCACCGGAGTTGACCACCTTCCCGTCGATGTGGCCGCACTCTGCGCTCGCTGCCAGAACACCAAAGTTATGTCCTTCCATGAAGCGCGGCATCTGTTTGATGATTTCGAACCGTTATGGGACGGCCCCAGCCGTATGGCGTTCGCTATGCGACGCGCTCTGAATGGCAAGATCCATAATCTTATCCTCTGGAACGACGAGGAGATGTCTCCCGGCAGTGGCTTGTACCGTTTCTCGCTAGCCCACGAGCTGGGGCATATTGTGTTGAGACACTCGCAAGACGCCAGCTATGTGGCCGAGCTCGAGGCCAACTGCTATGCTCAGCACCTGCTCTGCCCGCGGCCCGTGCTTGAGGTGCTTCAGCCGCGGGGCTACTTAGAGATCAGCTACCTATGCGGCGTCTCGCGCGACGCCGCTCGAATCGCGTTTGGCCTGCTGCGGCAGGAAAACCGATACGTGGACGACGATATCTGGAGCAAGATCTTTGCTGCCTTCCGCCTTGACGAGCGCCGCAACATATCAGATTTTCTTTCGCCCATCAGCCAGCGTCTACTTACGCGGATGAAATGAAATAAATGGATCTTTTCGGACATGCTTGTCTTTTTATAGGCATAGTGTCATACTTACATAACAGGACACAATAAAAAAAGGCCCTCGCACGGCGGTCACCGGGACGGGGGAGAGCAGCAACCCAGCGCTACCCAAGCATCGGAGGGAGTATTATGGCAACCCTTAAAAAGCTTGATAAGGGCCTATATGAAGTCCGCTACATGTTCTTCGACAAGGATGGAAGGAAGCACCAGCCGAAGAAGCATTTCTCGCATTTGAGCGAAGCCGAATCATTCAAAAACGAAGTTGAGCGCGAAGTTCGAGATGGCACCTATGTTAACCCGACAAACACCAAATTCTCAGAATGGATCGACGATTGGTTTGCATCCTATAAAGTCAATGCCGAGCTGGAAGCGACGACTATCGCCGGCTATTCATTCATCATTGAACGTCTAAAAAAGCACTTTGGAAATGTGCTCCTCCGAAAGATTACACCCGGTGATATTGAGTTCTTGTATGTGCGCCTTCGGGATCCGGCTGCGGCCAGGGAGAGAGAACTCAAGCTCAAACTGGAGCCCTTGACGAAGCGCCCGCTGACTTCCTCCACCGTCCAGCGTCATCACGCGGTATTGAGTCGGGCGTTCAAGTATGCAATGCGCGACGGGTTGATCAAAATGAACCCTATCGAGCGGATCGACCGCCCGAGATCCTCGACGCAGGAAGTGATCCCGCCAGATATGGATCAGGTCAATGCTCAACTAATCGCTCTGCATGAATCACCGTATTATCTGCCCGTTGTCATCGCGCTGATGACCGGAATGCGTCAATCTGAAGTGCTCGGCCTGAAGTGGCAGGACATCGACCTGAAGACCGGTGAAGTCGTAGTGCGTCGTGTCCGGCAGAGAGTAGGGGAGAAGTATATTCAAAATAATCCACCGGACGGGATCCGGGTAAAGCTGGTGACCGTGGGCGGCTGCAAGGGAGTCATTGAGAAAGAACGCACAAAATCCCGGCACATCCGGCAAATGTCGCTTCCGGTTGATCTGGTCGCTGTGTTAAAGGCGGAGCAGAAAAACCAAAAAGCAAATAAGCTGCGCTTTGGAGATAAGTACGCCGCATCCGACTACGTCTGCGTCCACGAAGATGGGCACTTGATTGATAACTCGAATTTGTCCCGTGCGGTGGAGACGTTCCGCTACCATGATTTGCGGCACGCGAATGCATCTTTCCAGATCCAAGCCGGGGTGCCCATAACAGAAGTATCTCGACGGCTTGGACATACTACTGTAACCACCACAACGAACACTTACGCGCATGCGTACAAAACGCAGGATAAAGCCGCTGCGGAAGCCATCAACGCAGTTGTAAAACTCGAACCAAAAACCTAAGTTGTCAAATAGTTGTCACGGAGGGAACCGAGAATGTGCCGAGACGCTCAGAGAAAAGCAAAAACCCAGCAATTGCTGGGTTTCCATGGTGCCGGAAGCGGGACTTGAACCCGCACGGTGTCGCCACCAACGGATTTTGAGTCCGTCACGTCTGCCATTCCATCATTCCGGCGCGATGCGGATTTTATTATAGAATATCGGGGCGCAAAAAGCAAGGGGCGGAGCGAAATTTCCCAGGGCTTACGCATGAACAAAGCGGAGGACATTTGCAAGAAAAGCGTCATCATAAGCACAACGTCTGCGTTTTCTGGAAAGGCTGATTTTCTCGGGATATTGCTTGAGAATATCCAATGCCAAATGTCTGACAACCGCCATGTTTTCCGCAGAGTGATCCTTGCGGATGCGACTGTAATCCTCGTGAAAGGTCATGTCCAGACACCAGTGAAGGGAGTTCTCGATGCCCCAGTGCGCGCGAACGGCCTCCGCAAACCGTTCAACACTTGTCAGCGACGTGATGTAGAAGCGACGCTCCTGCGTCACCTTCTCCCCGGCAGTAACCGTTGCATGGACCATGCCAAGCCCGCTCAAGCCGTTCCATTGCGCGCGCCCGCTCAGCCAGCCAAGGTCTGCAGTCAGAGAATAGTCGCGGATTTCGATGCGTCCATGTCCTTTCTCAGACGTCTGGGTGTGCTTAATCTCCGGGTAAAGGTTCCTGTCCTC